ATTACTGGCGTCATCCAAAACAGCCAATCAAGAAAGCTTTTCACTTCGGCATCGGCTCCATCTTCACCATTTGTTCTACCGAAGGCATTGCGATGTACCGAATGCCACAGATGTTGCAGCGCACGTTATCCTCTTCGGCAATGGCCGGTGACTTACGCAGCGCATGGTGTCCGTCGTACAACGGAGCCCAGAACACCGGCCGCCTGCACCGGCCGCACCAATGCAGGTCTAACTCATCCCAGAAAAATGTCTGCCGCCAGCGCCACTCGAGCTTCCATCCATTGGTGGCCCGAGGTTCACGGATCTTCACCCGATACCACTCGCCAGGCGGTGCGAAGAACACCCGGCGGCTAACCAGCGTCACATCTCGGCCGTCGTCCTTCCCCGCCTTGTAGTGATGGACGAACACCCGCCACGCGTCCTCGTATGTCGGTCGCAGTGTGGTACCCCAGTTTCCTCCCCGGTTGACCCAGATCTGGTACGGGTTGCCCGTCCGAAGGTTTTGAGGTAGCCGGGGTGGGCGCTTCATGTATGCGCGGAAGATCAAATCTTCCATGAGGGACCTCATCGACGGATTACTGCTACGCATGGAGGGCTCCGTAGATCCACTGGGTGATTGGGTCGTTGAGCAGCCATCCAACCGCCATCAGCACGAGCCCAGCAAGGATCAAAGCCAGCGCCCATACGGGAACCCATGGTTCGCCCGTTCGGTCCTTAGCGTGGCTCTGAGGGGCCTTATCGAAGGCATCCATGACGCCGGTCCAGGACAACCCCCACGACGAGGTGTCGGTTGCGCTGACGGTGATAGATCGCATCACCTCAGCATGGGGCGGAATCTCCTGGGAGAGAACGTACACGTCGGTAAGGTTGAAGGGCTCATATCCCGGGATCACGACGGGCTGGGTATTATAGAGGGTCACTTCTTGTCCCCAAGCTGAGTAATATGCTGACCAACCGCGATAAGGCGGAGCATCAATCGTTCCTCAGCAGCAGCAGCGTCGGCAAGAACACGACGGCGCACTTGAGGATTTCTAATGTCGGGAAGATTAATTGCACCCTCTTCGGACCACACCTTGCGATCGCGCTTCTCCTTGGCGGAGATCTTCGATTTGGTCGGCTGGGGGTCCGCCTTGGCAGCGGCAGCGGGGCGAGGCTTACCAGCCTTCTGCCACTCGGCAAACCGCTTCTTCAAGATAGGAATCTCACGCTCGGTGAAGTCATACCGTGCGCCTGACCCAACCGCAACGAAGGTTGAATGGGCTGATCGCAGAAATACCCGCAAGGTGCGAGGGCTCGTTCCCAACTGTGCAGCAACTTCGGTGGTATCCATCGTGCCTCCTCGGTGCAGGGCCGCCCGGATGCGGCCTCGGTTCAATTATTTTCAAGACGCGCGGCAGCAGCCTCGGTCATCCAGTACGGCTCGTCTTTTTCATCCTCCGGCACCAGCTCAGTGACCATAGCCCAGAACTGCGCGTGAAACCACTGATACTCGGCCGGAGAAGTTGGATGCCATTCCGTATCCGGCCCGAGGGCCAGGGTCATCAGACCCCGACCCCAGAGCTCGAGTTCATCCATCAGAGCTTACCCTCGCATTCCGGACCGATCCCGTTTGCACGAGAAGTCTCGTCGGTGAGAGTCCGGTGGCAACGACCACACGAACCGAGCGACTGGCCGTACAGCCGCATGGAGGCCTCCGGGCCAGCCGCGATGATGGCGTTCAGGATCGCGTTCTTACGAGCCACGTTCTTGATGGGGTGGAACTCGTCGGAAGCCTGGGCATCGATCCACCACCAGCCGGGCTTCGTACCCGCCTTGACCCGAAAGAACTTGGTCACTCCGTCCTCGACGATCGCGTAGTACTGCGGCATCGCCTTACCTGACTTGTTCTCCCGCTTGATCAGCTCATCGTGCTGCACATTGCCGGAAGTAGTGACCACCGGGCCAGCCGCCGTACGAGGCTCGGCCTTTGTAGCCGCGTTCAGCTCCGCGTTCTTAATCTTCAGCCGGTCGATCCACGTGCTGATGGAGAACTTGTCGGTCTTGTCGTACGACCACTTGCCGGAAGCGGTCACGTTGTCGGTCCAGATCCGCGCGGCCTGACCAGCCTCCGCGTCCTTCTCCGTGATCCAGGCAATAAGGTTGTTCATATACCGGACCTGGCCCTCCGACCGTGCGTCACGGGGAGCAGCGATGGGGCAGCAGGCGGTGTTGTTGCACGTCTCGCCGAAGCCGTGCCCGGTGCTCTCCACCTCGGCTACCCGACCCCGGTTGATCTCAACCATCCCGCTCCCCCCGCCCCGGTGCTCCGGCACCTCGTATGTGTCAGTCTCGGGAGCGTCGATCGAGCCAGCGCCGGTGTGAAACGTCATCAGGAAGCGAGCCGTGTGCGCGTTCTTCCGGTAGTTACGGGCGGGGGTCGTCGCGGCCATCAGATCCTCCTTCGTCGGTCCGTTGCGAAGCCGACGTTACACGACTCTGACGTGAGACGCAACACCGCAGGGCCAGCGTGCACTTACACCGGTATTTTGATTTCTGACCCTGCGGCTGCGGGGCGGATCGGCAGGGCCGGTTGCATGTCGGACAAGTCAACGACGATGCCTTACCGCGTGGTGGATGGGGACGCGAGCCCGCACCCTGCCGATCCCGAGGGGTAGCCAGGACTTGAACCTGGGCCCTTCCCATTGCGACCGGTCCCTAGGAAGCCCGGCCTGGGTGCTCTACCTCATGAGCTACTACCCCATTGTGCGTTGGCGAGACGCACCCCTCGGCCTGATCAGGGGGTGGTGCTGGCCCGGCGACGGGTGGTCGGGGTGGCCTTGGCCGGAGCCGTCTTGGTCGGGGCGGCCTTCCGCGTCCGGGTGGTGGTGCGCGGCTTGGTCTCCTCGACGACCTCCTCCGCGTCTTCGACCTCGGTCGCCTTGGCAGCCTTCGCCGCAGCACGCCTCGCGTCGGCCTTCGCCTTCACGGCCTGAAGACCGGCCTGCTTCATGGCCTTTGCCTCGCCGGACTTGACCATCGCCAGCACGGCCTTGACGGTCGGGTCGTTCGGGCCGGTGAACGAGTAGCGGTCCCGGGTCTCCCCGACGACGCGCTCGAGCTTGCCGTCCGCAGCCAGCTTGCGAAGCAGCATTCGGACCGACCGGCCGTCGTAGTTCTCACCGGTCTGCTCAGTGATGTACGCGGCGAGCTCCGCCGAGCCGAACTTCGGGGCAGACGCGGCCTTCGCCGTAGCCTTGGTAGTCTTCGTCGCCTTGACCGGCTTGGCCGGAGCCTCGTCCTCGTCGTCGCCGACTTCCTCGAGGTCCTCGAGGTCTTCATCCTCCATCTCCTCGACGTCCTCGAACTCGTCGTCCTCGGGCTCCTCGACCGGAGCCGACTTCGCCTTGGTGCTGGTGGCACGTGCCGCCATGATGTCCTCTTCCCCTCGGGGTGGTGATTCGTGGTTGAAGCGTCGGGGAGCAACATTACCCGGCTTTCGACTAGCCGTCAAAGCGGCGCTGTATGGCTTGTGAGCCGTGCGTAGCATGGTGGACGACCACGGACACCCGATCCGCCGTTCTAGTCCTCTGGGAGCAATCTCATGGCCCACATAGCCATTGTCCACGTGCCGGACGGTCCACACGCCGACGGGATCGCCACCCGGCTAAATGAAGATTTGCCGGACGGCTACCGACTCGTCGGAATCTTCATCTATCCGGCTCGGCGCGATTGCGTCGATCACCCCAACTGCTCGATCAACGGAAAGGCGGCATGGTCGAGAGACAAGATGGGGTGGATGAAGTGCGGCGTCTGCGGAAAGCGGAACAAGCGAGTCCGCCGTTTTCTCATTGAAGCTCTGTTCGACTTCCTAGGAGCTAACCTTTACGAAGGTGCCCCTGCGGCCTTCCGTACACCTGAAGGCTACGGTGATTCCGCGCGATGAACTTACCCCGATTAAATCAGCAGCAGGTATCCCCTTCGGGGATATACCATGCCGTGCTGGATTTAAATCGAGGAGTTCTGTTCACGACTGCAAAGACCCCCCGATTAAATAAGCACTATCGGGGGGTCCGTGCTTGTTATTCGCTGTATTTACGCTGGTTACACAGCGTGTTTCGTCAGGACACCACGCGATTGGTGCCCCGTACCTCCCCGTTGGCCGGGACGGTGGTCCCGTTGATCACGGTTGTGATGGGCTGCGGGGTGAACGCCACGCCGAGCGCGGCAATGACGGTGATCACGAGATTGATGATCTCGTTCGTGGTCAATCCGCCGTCGATCAGGGTGACGAGCAGCTGAAGCCCGGTGATGATCGCCGCGACGTACGTCTTCATCTTCTCGTACTGCGGCAGGTTGGCGGTGAGGTAGACGTTCAGCGCCATAACCGCCTGCACGCCGACCATGACCCACTCCGAGGCCGTGATGTGGTCGTCAGCGTTCACCTGCTGGATCGTTGTCAGCACGGCCATAACCAGCAGACCCAGCACCGGCAGAATCAACTTGTTCTTCATGTCCCCTCCTTTGGGGTGTAGTCAGTTGTTGATACCTGGGAGCCAAGAATTGCGCCCAGATGAGAGTTACCAGCCCGGTCCACACCGCGATGCCGAACAACCAGAACACAGCCGCGCGCCACGCGAAAAAGTTACCGGGCAGATCCACGTTAAGTTGGCGGAATGCCACCATCACGAGGACCAATGAAGTTGTACCCAGGACGCCCGCTAGAACCCGTCCAAGGACATCGGTCCACCAGCGGACGATTGTGAAATAGACCACAGCAACGGCGACGATGCCGAAGGAGCCTATCTGGTAGCCGAGGCTACCAAACTGTTCAAGTCCCATTCTCTTGCACTCTCTGCCCCAGCCTACGGAGCATTTGGCGGAAGTTGTTGTCTCTTCGGGACTGTGCCCAGCCCTGGGCAATCTTAGCACCGCGCGACAGGATCTGTTCCGCGCGGGCTTGTGCGGCATCAGCTGCCTCTTTGCGCTGCTCCGCGTCGGTCATTGTCCGATAGCCCTTCGCGCTTCGGATTGCCAAGCTTGGAGAAGGCGCAGCATAGTTTCACCCTGGTCTTGCAATGGCTCGAGTCCTTGCGCCAACATCTCAGCCACTGCCTGCCACTTGAGTGCTACATCACGCCACTCATTTTCTCGGGTGCGGGCGTCATCAGCCCTCTTCTCTAGTAGCTCGACAGTTCGGTTGATGTGAAGTTCATACCGATCTTTCAGATCTTTGACTTCCCGCTCATGCTGCTTAACCATCTCATCTACTTGACGCTTGGTCCACAAGCGGGATGTCATAAGACTGATGATGATGAGACTAACCAGGCTGGCGATCGAAAGCCCGTTGAGGGCCCAGGTCGGCAGTCCGCCAATCTCGGGAGGAATACCCTCCGCTAACCAGTGAAGAAGCATTCCTCCCCGATTCCGCTGCTAGATGTGGAACGGGCCGGAGCTAGCCCCGGCATTGCCTGCGATGATGATGTCAGCAGCCTTCGCGATCTTGACGAGTGGAGAATCCTCCGGGATCTGCTGTCCCTTGCTGTCCGGGTGACCGACGACGTAGTTCCGAACGACCTGGAGGTCATCCTTGTGCTGGGCATCGGTGCGACCCGGGTAGCCGCTCGACCATCCAGTAGTCGGGTTGTCGGCCGCCATTGCCGCCTTGAGGTCTTTCACCAGCTGAGCGTTCTGCGCCTGAATCCAGGCCTTGTCTGCTGCGGTCATTGCCACGGGAATGTCCTCCAGGTGCCAGGAAGCCGTGCTGGCTTCGAGATTAGAGTCGTACGAAGCGGAAAAGTGCGCGTGCTCGGTGTGGGCCGAAGGACCAGTGTAAGCCTTCTGAACCCATCCCGAAGAAGCGGACCAAATCCGCCGGTAGTAGATGATGTACCGGAGGCGCTTTTCCGCGCCGGACCGGCAGCGGCCGAGCAGGAACTGCACGACCTTCTCCATCGACAGGTCGGACTCCCGGAAGTCCGTGTCGACGTCGATCGCGTGAACCTCGTTGGTCTTGTCGACGTCGTGGATCGGCACCGAGCCGGTCTCGTCCGGGTTGTGGTCCGAGACCTCCTGCTCGTGTGCAGCGTTGCCGATGCTTCCGTCTGATGCCTTGTCGCGGGAAGGCGCAATGCGGTCAAACTCCGCAAACAACGTCTTCAGGCATGGGATAAGGACCCAGTCGCTCATAGACCCTCCTTTCGCATCCATCATCGCACGCGCACACGTGGAGAATCTACGTAAGAGGCACCCAGATCCACGCTGAGCGGTCCACACCGCCAATCGTATGGTTCCGGGTGCCCCCGACCTATTCAACGGCTATGCGTACCGTGTGACTCGGAAATAGGACCCCGGCTGAAGGTTCGTGTTGTTCGCAGACGACACAGCCTGAGCCCAGTTGATTGACAGATTACCCGGCGTCGTGACCACGAAGTTGGTGGAGATCTCGCGGAACGAGGCCCACCCGGCGGAAGCAGCGGTGAAGTAGGTTGAGTCTTGGCTCAACGCCTGCTTCGCCTGACACATGAGAGTCGCGTTTGCCGTAGGACCAGTGGCGTTGTCACCGGGACCCATACAGTTGATGATCGGGTTGTTGATCGCCCCTGTGAAGGCCCACCTGATACGGACCCCCTGGGTACCCGTTGTAGTGAAGCTAACGAGCCCCACGAACTCGATTTCGAACGAACCGATCTCGAGAGGGATATTGGCCAGGGGAGTCAAACCACCCGAATCAATCGCCGGAGTGATAGTGGAGTTCCGGTTGGTCACCGCATCTTTCGAGTAATACCGGGGAAGGAACGATCCCTCTACGGCAGACATCCGCGAGTCAAGGTCATTGATCGCATTTTTGACTGCAGTTCCGAAGCCAACCGAAGGAATAGGCTGGCCCTGGACAGGCGGCGTGATGTTGTAGGACCCAGTCATGTGTCAGCTCCAAACTGCATTGTCCCAGCCGTCAAGGCCGTCCCACACCGCAGCGGGGAAGACCTGTACAGCCGTGATTCCTTGAAGATACGATGCCCCACTTACGCTGTGCTGCACTGTGAGGATTCTCCACGTTCCACTAACCTTAGTGCCGCTTGCGTCAGTAATGGTGGCCAGTTGTCCGGGCTTTCGACGGGGGTCAGCCACACATACCAGGGCCACCTGAATACGAGGTCGAGCTAGTTGATTCACCAGCTGAGCCGCAATATCTGTAGCCGTAGTTCGATTCTGGATCCAGTTGAAGTCAGCATCTAGCGACCGTTCAGTTCGAAGTAGCACTGACGCGTCGTCTCGTACTGTTGTGTAAGCATCAGCCTGTCGAAGGCCGTAGCCCAAGATATTGATGTAGGGAACCTGGTCTCCGTTGTTCACCAGGTACACTGTCTTGCCGGTGTTGTTCACGATCCGGAGAACTACCGACTGGGCGGAGTAGCTGTCGATCGTGGCCTTCACCAAGCTATTTGCCAGCACATTGCCTGACCCATCCGCAGCGTCATTTGCCGTGATGTAGTGAGACACCGGCTGTACCCCAGTAATCTGCGCAGCTGTGAGATTCACGATTTGATACGCAGTACTACTGTAATCGGCTGCCCCATGGATCTCTACTGCTGGAGCGTCGAGAGGCATTGTCAGCAGTGTGGTACCCGGCGAGATCGTGATGGAAGTTAGGTACTGAAGCACCGGCTGCGGCTTCGTATCCACGCGGGTATCTTGGAACTTGAGCGTGATGACGTTCCGGATAACTGTGGGGTCCGCTATTGCCTCAAGAGCTGTCGAGTTGGTCGCCGTGTCCTGAATGGCTGCCGGAGTCATCTGCGCGGTTTCGCCGAAGTACGACGGAGGCAAAAACTCGAGAGCATCACCCTCATTAGCCCGGTACATTGCCAGGGCATTCCGCGCTACATCCGCAAAGGTATCCCAGACGTTTACTGGCCCCTCGATCGACAACCCCTCTAGCGGAAGGTTAGTCGTCCGCATCGTGGCATTCATAGCGTTGGGCATCGTAGGTGTGGGGTAGTTATCGTCGAAAAAGTTGAGGAATAGTGCGGGATTACCGGAGTCAATCAGCACATCAGAGGTGGGCACATGAGTATTGAAGTTAAACCCAGTGGTTCCACCCAAAGCCCGTAGCTGAGCATCGGTTGCTTGCAGCTGAGAAGTATCATTCCAGCCATTAGTCGCGAAGAACGTGGAAACACCCGTCAACTTCTGGCTATCCATCTGGTAGAGGTATTGCCCGTTGGCAAAGTCCCAGGCGAAACCTACGAAATGCCATTGCCCATCGGAAGGCACGGCAAACAACGACCCCAGCAACACATTGCCGTAGCCATGTGAGTCGTTGCCCATTGAGATAGTTGGCTGCCGATTCGATGAGTTAATCGTTAGTGAGACGTAACCGAGAAATGCTCCCGTATTGCTATTAGCCTTTACGGAAAACTGCACCATCCAGTCGTTGCCTGAAGGCAAATATGACGGCGCGGCAGTAACTGCATCGCCTCGAACCCAAAAGGCGATTCGTCCCCGACTGTTGGCCAAAGACATCCAGTCAGCCATTACTGGCCCGGTACCACCGTTATCCCACAGATGAGGAAAATCATTGGTGGGAAAGGTGTAAGACGATCGTGCCCCGAGGGATAGTTGAACGGTCTTACTAGCGGTTTGTGACGCATCCATCCCCCGGAAGAACTTGCCATCCACCGGTTGGGGGTACTTGTAGCCGAACAGCAAAAGGGGATTCTTGGTATCCCAGAAGTAGGCCGCGTTGTAATCACGCCACGTACCCCAGTGGGCATGAATCGACCCGTAAAGGGGATTCCAGTACCGGGTGTACTTGGTGGGTGCCGGACCGACGAACGACCCTCCACGGGCCATCAGGTATGTCACAAGCCAATCCAGATTCAGCCCCTCGCGGAGAGCACCGACCACCGGCAACTGAACCGACCTGTTCATCCGGATACGCGCTTTGCTGACCGCGTTCAGCGTGACTTCTTCACCTTGGATCGGTGTACCTTGCATTTGCCCCTTGAAGATGAGAGTGTCCACACCGCCGGTCGCGGTTATCGTCCGGATGGAGGTTGATACGTCAGCCGTGTCCCGTGAGAAGCTAGAAATGGGGCTATCGGTGTTGAAAGGGGACCACCACTGCTTGGGCGAGAATACCGGGCGAGGAAACGGCTCAATAGTGATGGCAGCCATCGGTACTGCACTTGCGCCAGATGCGGAAGATGCTGTCGCTGAATATTGCTTGGCCGACCGGAGCGGACTCACGGCAGACGCAAGCTGAACGTTGTTGGCTCCCGGATTTCCCATCAGGTTAGCCGAGGGAGTTATGGTGCCGATGGAGGTATTAGACCCCCAAAGGTTGACGGTATAACCATCTGTGGGCTGCATAGACGTCAAGGTGTGGGGGAGTACTGACGTGCCGGTTTCTACCCCGAACTGAACCCCGCTCACTCTCAGATCCATCACCGCACCGGAAGGACTACGAGAAAAGAAGGGAATTACCTGAACCAAGTAGTTGACGGTGATGTCCGACCAAAGGCTTAATGCGGCATTACCAGAGTTCCAGCGACGCTTGAAGTAGACAAAAATCTGATAAGGCGCATCTCCGATGGAGCCGAGGAATTGCCACTGATCCTTCGGATCGGTATTCAACTGCACGATAGTCGTTATTGGACTGTCTACCACAACAGCAGCAATAAGCGAGTCGCCCGGCACAACCGAACTAGGGATCGGCACAGAAAGCGTATGCGTGAACGTCTGGCTGTACCATGAAGAAGTCAGCGAATTGCTATTCACGAAGGCCCGCGTACCTGAAGTGCCCAGTCGCAACCCGTCCCGGCCGGTAACGCCCATCGACAGTACGCCAGCCGCGTCTCCATTACCGGTCATCGTCACGGGATCCGGAAGAGCATCATCAAGACCATGTGTGATGGTGAAATCGGTTCGCTGGCCTGATATATCCGACAGCGAATCGGAAGGATTATCTGTTGCTTCAGTGCTTTGAACTTCTCGCCAAGACACCGTCACGGGGTGAGTTCCAAAGACAATTGCCGCAGAGCCAAGCGCGTCGTCGAGGGCTGCCATTACTGCACCAACTCTCGGAGAACCATGGTGATCGGAGCACGCCACTTCGCATCAAATACCGGCGTGTCCGTAAGGGACAGAATCTCAACTGCGCGCATACCAGTTCCCGGAGCCCAGGCGTTGACTATGCTGTCAAGCTCGAAAAGAGGAGAGTCAATGTAGACGGAAGCATTTATCGTCAGGGTAGACCCTGTCAGCACCACCACCGGCTGGGCGTATACCGCGTTAGAGGGCGGAATTCCTGTCGCACTTAGCTGCTGCCACGTGGTTACCGTAGTGGTTGACGAAGCTGCTTCGCTGATGAATCCACCAGATGCGTCTACCCACCGGATACGAGCGCTACCCGATATAGAGGTGTCTACCACCCCATCCGGAGTAATCCAGAAAGACCAGGTATACGACTTACCTTGAGCCACAGGGTAGCCGTACCAATTTCGGTAAGGCGGCTTGTTGAAAAGGATCGGCGTAGTGATGGCAGTCACAGGAAACTGCCACTGCAACGAGCGTGTGGAACCCGTACGACGTAAGTACGTAGCCGATGAGTTACTCAACAGCGTACCTTCTCCAGACGCTCCGGTGCTGGTATAGAACCCCGTGGCGTCATACAAGTTATTTGTAGCACTAGCCTGATTGGGCATCAGCATGTTGTTGGTCGAGGGGTCAACCAAGGCCCAAGGCCCATACCCCATCATGCCAGTCCAGTATTGCTCAACCAACGCATAGTTATCCGCATGCATCGCGTTCCAGTTCAACGTGATGAGACGTGATCCCTGTGCTTGTGATTGGATGATGTGCTGACCAGTACCCGTAAGAAAATCAGCAACCTGCTTCTCGTACGGCTTGTCAAATCCACCTCTAGGCCAAGGCAGCTTAGTCAAGGCTCCCGGAGCACCGAAGTAAATGTCAGGCCAGTAGTTGTTTGTGCGAACCATCTTCTACCTCCCGGCTCCAGCCCAGTTTGCAAGCTGGTTACCCCGATCATTTGCCTTCTTGACAGCCACCGGGTTGCCGGTGATCGCGTCTACCATGAAGCTAGCCAACACTTTGCCATCAACATTGAGATCATATTGGCGCGTCCCACCCCCGACGGCTGGAGCAGATGCCACCGACGAGGCCCCTGATTTCGTTGTAGAGCCGCTGGGGACGGTCGCCCGTGCCAACGGGTTAACCGCACCAGCCAACGCCGCTGTGGGCTTTTGAGCACCATCATTGATGCCCTGAGCAAAGTCGTTCATAAATCGCCGACCACGGAGGAGCACGTATCCCTTACCGGACAACGGACCAGTCTTAGCCGGAGAGCCAGGCAGGAAATCGGTTACCGCAGACACAATCGAACGCGCCTTGTCTCGCACCGCGCCGAACATGGAGCCAATGCCATTGATAAACCCTCGGATGATCTGCTGACCCTTGTTGTAAAGCAACGACCCCAAGCTACCCAGAGCTGAAGTGATTCTACCTGGCAAGCTTCTAACAAGGCTGACCAAAGCGTTTATCTGGCCTACAGCTGCATTCTTGGCATTAGTGAAAGCATTCTTGATATAACTAACGATTACCCTAACGCCGAGAATAAACGTCTTGATGTTATTAACAGCCCCGCGAATAACAGAGACTACGGCGTTCCAAATGATGCTGGTGGCAGTCCTGATACCATTAAGTACTCCGGTCCACACGATCCGCGCAGCAGTAATCCCAGCCGTGATGATGGTGCGCACCAGGTTAATCTGGCCTCGGATGAAGTTGACAATGGCAGTGAATACTGCTACTGCTACACTCCGAATGGCGTTAATCGCAGTCCTGACCGCATTGACGATGGCATTCCAGGTAGCCTTTGTTGCATTCCACAAGAACTTGTAGTAACCGATGATGAAGTCGATTACCGACTTGATAACCGGAAGAGCACTGTTCATAAACCAGTTAACTGTGCTCGCAATTGCGGCCTTGACAGCGGCCCACACCGCGAGGACGATGGAACGGAACGTCTCGCTGTGCTTCCACAGCAGGATGATGCCAGCCACCAGCGCAGCGACGGCAATCACCACGAGGCCAATCGGGTTGGCATCCAGGGCCGCATTGAGAGCCCACTGAACGGCCGTCCAGGCGATCGTAGCCGCGCGAACAACTCCCATGGCCACCGCCACTGCAGCAGTAGCAACTCGGTTTGCCACAACGGCTGCGGTGTTAGCCACCCAGGCCGCAACAGCCGCACCGCCGGTCACCACAGCCGAAGCCGCCTGCGCGATCCGGTTGGCCACGATGGCAGCCGTATTCGCAATCCATTTTGCTGTAGAAACAACGATCTTTGATGATAGAGCCGCTTGAACCGCAGCAACCGCCTTGGCAGCGGCAGCGTAGACCTTGTATGCGGCAGCAAGAGCCACCACCGCACCAGCGACCGGGCCGAGCCAAGACATGTTGTTGGACAAGAATTGCGCGAGGTGGAGAAGTAATGGCGCAAGCGCGTTGA